CAGAAGACAGACGTTACAAAACTTGGATTACAGGTTCAGCAGGTGGAGCAGCTACTTCTAGCTTAGATGCTATGGAAGTAAACTTCTTATCTGAAAGAGCTTTATGTACTTTAGGTGCTAACAACTTCTTTATCTTTAAATAAGATATAGAATAATTTCAATAAAGGGGATGGTTAATCCTGTCCCCTTTTTTATTAAACTTAAATTAAAATCAAATGAAAAAAAAGAAACAAGCTTTTGTTACTAAAAGCTATAAGCTCACACAAGACAGAGCGCCATTAAGCTACACAATACCATCTAGAAATACTAAAAGAAGTGCCTTACTTTATTTTGATGAGGAAACTGGAACAAATAGGTCCTTGCGTTATGCTAGAAATCAAAAAAGTATTTTTGAAGATGAACAAGATGGAAATGTAATATTAGAACCAATTATTTTTGAAGATGGATTTTTATCTGTAGATAAAACTAATCAAGTATTACAAAAGTTTTTATCTTTTCATCCATTAAATGGTAAAGCATTTGTTGAGGTTGATAATGAAAAAGATGCAACAAATATTGTTGAGTCTATGGATTTAGAATTAGAAGCTCAAATATTAGCTAAAGACTTAGATATTGAAATGTTAGAAACTGTAGCTCGTGTAGTTATAGGTTTAAAAGTAGATAGATTAACATCATCTGAATTAAAAAGAGATGTTAGATTGTTTGCACAAAGATATCCTGTTGAGTTTTTAGATTCAATCAATGACCCATTATTATCTTTACAAAACAAATGTGCTAAATTTTTTAGCGAAGGATTATTAATTATAAAAAATAAAAAAGATATTTATTATAATTTAAAAGGAAATAAAAATAAACTAATGACAATTCCTTATGGAGAAGACCCATTATTTATATTGGCATCTTTTCTTCAAAGTGATGAAGGGTTAGAAGTTTTAAGTATATTGGAAGACAAGCTATAACCAACTTAAAAAACAGGCTATTTCATAAAAGGGGTTCAAAAAAAATGAAACCCCTTTTTTTGTATCTTTGTAAAAAGATTAAATAATTATGAGTTTAATAAATACAGTTAGAGCAACTGTTTTGTCAATAGCAAATAAAAATAACTTTGGCTATATAACACCTGCTGATTTTAATTTATATGCAAAGCAAGCGCAATTAGATATTTTTGAAGACTATTTTTATCAATATAATTCACAAATAGTAAAACAAAATGCTAGAGTTTCAGGATCAGGATATGCAGATATTGTAAAAGGAATAGAAGAAGTAATAGATACTTTTACAGTTTTTGCTCCTTTATCTAAAAAAGTTGTAAGTTATCCTAGTAGTTTATATATTCTTCCTAATCAAGAAATTAATGGAAGTGATTATTATATTATAAATAAAATTTTAGTTTATCAAAAACAAAAAGCTTCAGGAGTAACAACAGGAACTAGTGGAGGGTCAAATAAAATTATAGATTCTAATGCTGATTTTTTTGCTAGTGGAGTTGTTGTAGGAGATATAGTTTCCTATAGAGATTCTTCAGTAGTTTATAATCAAATTGTTACAGGAGTTAATAGCTCAACAACATTAACTGTAAATGCTAGTAATGTAGGGTCTCCCCCAGTGGATTATATAGTATATGATTATTCTAAAGTAAAGGAAGCAGAAAAAGTTACTCATAGTAAAATAACTATGCTTTCTAATTCAATGCTTACAAAACCAACTTTGCATTATCCTGCTTACACACAAAATTCTTTGGATGCACAATTATATCCAGATACTATTATTGATATAGGTCAGGTAGTATCTCAGTATATAAGATACCCAAAAGATCCTAACTGGACATATTTTAATATTATAACAGGAGGAGAGCCTAGTTTTGATGAAACAGCATTAGATTATCAAGATTTCGAACTTCCTTTATCGGATGAAACTAATATTATAAATAAAATATTACAGTACGCAGGAATGTCAATACGAGAAGCTGCTTTAGTACAGTTTGGAAAAGCAGAAGAAAAAGAAGCAACAACACAAGAAGGATAGATTATGGCATATATAACAGAATATCAATATTATGAAAATACAGGCAACCCTCATACTGAACAAGAGAATTGGGGTTCATATCAATACGTAACATTAGAAAATATAGTTAACAATTTTATGTTAATGTATGTTGGTAATGATAAACTTATAAATAATGCTGAAAGATATAATGTTCTTTTTCATGCAAAGAGAGCTATTCAAGAGCTTAATTATGATGCTGTAAAGGAAATAAAAATTTTAGAATTAGAAGTTTGTGATATACTAAGATTTGTATTGCCTCCAGACTATGTTAATTGGGTAAGAGTTTCATTATATAAAGATGGAGTTTTACGACCATTAACTGAAAATATCCAAACAAATTGGAGTGATGCTTATCTTCAAGATAATACATGTAGAATATTATTTGACCATGATGGAAATATATTAAAGCCTTCAACATCATTTTTAGATTTACAAAGAATTACAGGTGGTAAAACTAGTATTTATTTAAATGAGAATAGTCCTTACAACGGACAAGAAGGTTATTGCGTAGATGGTTTGTGGTATTTTGAATATCCAATTGGAGGAAGATATGGACTTAATACAGAAACTGCAAATCAAAATCCTACTTTTAGTATAAATAAAAAAGGAGGAGTTATTAATTTTAGCTCAGGGATGGCAGGAGAGTTTTGTGTTGTAGAATATGTTTCTGATGGAATGGAAAATGGAGATGATTCTGAAATAAGTATAAATAAATTATTTGAAGAATATGTGTATGCATATATGAAATATGTAATTCTTTCTAGTAAGTATGGTATTCAAGAATACATAATAAATAGGACTAGAAAAGAGAAATCAGCTCTTCTAAGGAATGCAAAAATAAGATTGAGTAATATACATCCAGGAAGACTATTAATGAATCTAAGAGGTCAAAACAAGCTTATAAAGTAATATGGCAAAAATTCAAAAGAATTTTATAGCAGGTAAAATGAATAAAAGTGTTGATGAACGTTTAGTTCCTCAAGGACAATATATTGATGCTTTAAATGTTCGTTTAGGTTCAACAGAGGGAACAGAGATTGGTGCTGTAGAGAATTCAAAAGGTAATGAGCTTTTAGTTGAATTAAAATTTTTAAATCAACCATTAAGTAATGCTGCTAAATGTATTGGTGCTTATGAAGATGGAGCAAATGAAACTATATATTGGTTTGTTAATGATGAAGGAAATAGTTTATCTGCAACAGGTAAAGTTGATTTAATTGTTTCTTTTAATACTAGAAAAAATATATTGTTTTATCATGTTATTTCTACTTCTGTATTAAACTTTGATAAAGAGTATTTAATAAATGGAATAGATTTAATTGGAGAACTTTTATTTTTTACAGATAACTTAAATGCTCCTAGAAAAATAAATATAAATAGAAATTATTTAGAGCCTAATGTTCCTTCAACTATTGACAGAATAACAGAGCAAGATATAGGTGTTATTGTTGCACCACCATTAAACGCTCCTGAAATAGAGTCTTATCAAGTTGGTGGTGGAGAAGATTATATGAATGAGCTTTTTTTAAGCTTTGCATATAGATGGCAATACGAGGATGGAGAATATTCTGTATTATCTCCTTTTAGTAGAGTGGCATTTACCCCAGGGCCATTTGAGCTAAATTATCAAACTTATGATAATGATGGAATGTCTAATCTTTTTAACACAACAGATATTACATTTGATACAGGAGGTAGAAATGTAAAAGATATAGATGTTATATTTAAATTTAGTACTAGTCAGTCTGTTAATATTATAGAAAAATTTAATAAAGAAAATGAAGGATGGCTTGATAATGTAAACCAAACATTAACATTTAATAATAAAAAAATATATACTACACTTCCTGAAGCTCAATTGCTTAGGTTATTTGATAATGTTCCTAGAATTGCACAAGGTCAAACAATAATGGGTAACCGTTTAATGTATGGCAATTATGTTGATGGATATGACATTAAAGGAGATGATGGAAGAGATATATATTTAGATTACGATTTGTCTTTAATCTCAGAGCCTATTCAAGCAGAAGAAATACAGGGTTTTTCAAGTGATTATACTTATACATTAGGAGGGAGTAGTACTCTTGTTAATAATTCTAAAATTACAATAGATTTTGGGGGAGTAGATTTAATAGATGGTTCTCAAATAGGAGTTATATTTAATTACCAAAGTACTTTATATACAGATACTAGTGGTACTTATGAAGATGGGACTCAACCTGAGAATACTTTTGAAAGTACTTTTATTTTTAATATACAGCAAGATTATTCAAGTGTTTATGAATTATCTATAAGTCCTGAATTTATAAATGCAGTAAGCGACTTTGTAGCTATTCAAGACTCAAGTTGTTTTGATTTATGTACAGCTAATTGTAGCTCTGGAAGTAGTCAAACTGATCTTTTTAATTGTGGTGTTTCCGCAAAAAACGGTTGGGTTCATGCAGGCTTTGGATTTACAGCTTCACCACAGGGAATAATAATAGAGTCAGCACAAGGCAGTGATGAAATTAGTTTTGTTTTACCAGCAATTAAATTTGAAGAATCGACAACAGGACAAGAAGCTTACGAATATTTATCTTCAATAGAAGCTACAGGCTTATATAATAAAGATGAATCAAAACAAAGTTTACATAGTAATAGAGATTATGAGGTAGCTATAGTTTACATGGATGAATATGGTAGAAGTAGTACTGCGTTAGTAGATACTTCCAATACTGTTTTTATTCCTTGTGAAAAATCTATAACTAAAAATAATATTAGAGTACAATTAAATAGTTATCCTCCATACTGGGCTACTAAATATAAATTTGTAATTAAAGAATCTAAAGGTCTTTATAGAACTGTTTATTCAAATGTATTTTTTCAAGAAGAATCCACAGGTATTTATTACTTTAAATTAGAAGGGGACAACAGAGATAAAGTAGAGGATAATAGTATTTTACATGTAAAAAAAGATACAAGTGGACCTGTATTAAATTGTGCTAAAACAAAAGTATTAGGTTTTGGTGTTGAGGTTGATGATTTTCTTTGTGATAAAAACGCAGATGGAGAGATTATAGACGGTTCTGAACCATGTGGTCAATTTGCAGGAACTTATATGCAACTAAAACCAAATGGATTTATTGCTGGAGCGCCTGAAAATGCTTTTATAGACAGACAAGGTAGTTGCTCAAGTGGAAATTATTGTGAAGCTATTGCTGATGTAAGTATTCCAAATCCTGATTATGATTCAACTGCTCCTTCGTGTGATGGAACTCCAGGGACTGTAAATAGTAAGTTTATTCCTGCTGATATTCCTGCAGGTAGTATTATAAACATAAAATTAAACACAAATAGAAGAGGAAGAGGTAACCAGTGCGGAAGTAGATATTATGAATTTGATAAACGATTTGTTTCTAATAATGATTATGATAGTTTATATGATTTTGTTATAGGAGATAATATAGATTTAACTAATGGAATAAGTTATGGTGATGATGATACAACAAATACAATAGTATTTGTAGAAAATCTAATTGATTGGCCAAATCAAAATAGAGGAGGAGGAAATCCTGACAGTAATCCTCCAGGGGGTATAGGAGTAAATGGTACTACTTTTATATATTTTCAAGAAGACGCTTGCGATAACCCAACTACAACCCCAGGCGCTAGTTATAGTGGAAAACAATATCTTACTATTCAAACAGGGACTCCAAAATGTGCAGGAATTAGTCCTAGATATTCATACGCTTATGTTGAAGTAGAAATTCAAAGAGCGCCATCATTAATGGTTTTTGAAACAGACCCATTAGAAGCAAATGATGAATTGTATTATGAGAACGAACAAACATTTGATATTGAAAACGGATTTCATTTATCAGGAGATGCAAATGCTGACCAAAACCAAACTGCAACGCTTCCTGCAATTGTAGATTTAAGTTTTTTTAATTGCTATACATTTGGAAATGGAGTAGAAAGTATGGCTATTTTAGATGCATTAACTTCTCCTACATTAAATTTAGGAGAAAAAGTTACTTCAGTTTCTGAGGAAGAATTTAAAGAAGCTCATAGATTTTCAGATGTAACATATAGTGGTGTATTTAATCAAGAGACAAATTTAAATAAGTTAAATCAATTTAATTTGTCTTTAACTAATTTTAAAACACTTGAAGCATCTTATGGACCTATAAGAAAAATGCACTCAAGACAAACAGATATATTAATACTTCAAGAAGATAAAATATCTTATTTACAAGTAGGTAAGAACTTATTATCTGATGCTGCTGCAGGTGGAGCTATTACTTCAGTACCTGAAGTATTAGGTAAGCAGATAGCAAGAATTGAAGAATATGGAATTAGTAATAATCCTGAAAGCTTCACAGCTTATGGATATGATGTTTTCTTTACCGATGCTAAACGAAATGCTGTTTTGCAGATTAAAGGAGGAAGCGCTCAAGCAGATAGACTTAGTGTTATATCTGAAGTAGGAATGAGGTCTTGGTTTAGAGATTTATTTAGAGAGTCTTTTGAAACTCAAAAATTAGGAGGATTTGATCCTTATATGAATGAGTATGTTTTAGGTTCTAGTAATGTAACTATACCTCAACCTTTAGATGAAAGAGAATGTGGATTTGTTTTAGAAATGAATGAATTAGAACTTAGTTATTCTTTTATGTTAGATTTAACAAGCATTATAGGAGATGTTCAATTTGACTATAATGTTACGGTGGGAAGTTTAAATATATTAGTAGAATGGAATAATAATGCTGTTATTGCTGACCTTGTAACAGGAACAGGTAGTGTATCTTTTAATAAATCTGAATCTTTTCCTACTCAAGCTAAAGTTACATTGTTTCCTGCTTCAGGAGATAAGCCTAGTTTTACATTGAACTTAAACTGTCCTATCGGAGATGAATTAACAGTTAAAGAAATAGTTATAAACTTTAATGGAGACGTTAGCTTAACTACTACTTGCAGATATAGATGGCAGCTTTTAAATACTTTAAGTCCTTATAGTACAAATTCAGTTACTTTAGAGGATGATGGTGTATCTTTATTTACAGAACAAACAGGTACTAGTTCTTTTGGTACGATACCTGCATTGGGTTCTACTGTTATTATGCAGAACAGACAAAGTCCAGGACAAACATTTGAGTTTGATGCTAATTCAGATAAATTCAAATATCTAACTACTAATGTAGATTATAACGAAGTAGATTTAAACACATTAATACCTTTATTAAATACAGCAACACCTATAACAGGCAGTTTCCCTGAATATCAAGCTAGTTTTACATATAGCACACAAGCTAATTATATGTATTTAGTTTGGGATTTAAGAGAGTCAGACTTATTACAATTTTGTTATGACTCATCTACTCCTGAAGAAGCTTGTTGTGAATGCGATTAAACTTAAAATTAAATTATGGCAACTATTGTAGATAAATATATAGATTCATCAAGTTTTGCAACAGCAAGCGCTGTGTTTGATGATGTTCATTTAACAATAAAATCTGTTGATGGCGTATATCAGCATAACGACCAATATAGAATTCAGTTAAATGGTTTGTTAGGACCTTTATTTAATTGTGAAATATGTGGTATTCCTTGTGGACAAAACATATCTCCTCCAGGTGGTGCTAGTGGGTTATATCAATTAGAGTTTTCAGCAGGAGGAACTCAATCAGATGTGGGGGCTATAGTTGTTTATTTTAATCCTCAGACTATTCCTGATGGAATTAGAGTGTTATATGATGGTGTATATTATAATAGATTGTCAGTTCCTGCAACACCTGCTTATGGACCTTCTGACCCTTACCCTCAACCTGCAGATCCTGGTGGAAACAGACAGAGTACAAGTGGTGTAGCAGATGCATTTACTATACTAGGTGGTCCTACATACGCAGATGCAGGTAATTGTCCTAATGTATTTAATGCTCCTACTACTGATCCTGATACTGATTTTTATGATGGATATAGTAATGGTAATTGGGATGAAGGTTCTCCTTCACCTCAAACCACAACAATAAATCCTGGTGATGTAGTTTATGGAGGCAGAGAAGTATTTAGTACATTGGTAGTGCCAAAGCCAAATGCAAGTCCTGCTATTGTTACAATACAAGTATTAGGACCTTGCAACCAAACAGGGTGGGATATAAAGGTGAATTGCGCAGAACCTTTGCCTTCTTTTAGCGCTCAAGCTATAGGAAGCAGTACATCATGTGGTACAACTACAGTAACCTTATATTTTGCTAGATTTCAAGGCGATACAACTAGTAGTTATCCTCAGTCTAATGCTCCTGTTTTTTTAGATGCTAATGGTGCTAGTCGTGTTTCAGACCAAAATTATTTAATGGATAACAATCAGGTAATAACAGTAACAGAGGGTGTAGTTTCAAATACTCAATCATGTACATAAAATAATATAAATGACATTAGATATACCAACATATACATTAACATTTAGTGAATCAGTAAAAGGATGGCCTTCTTTTTATAGCTATAAACCTGAGTTTATATTAGGTATGAATCAATACTTATATACTTTTAAAAATGGAAAATTATATAGGCACAATACTAATCCTATTAGAAATCAATACTATGGAGTAGATTATACATCTACAATAACAAGTGTTTTTAATCAAGAGCCTACTAAGGTAAAAGTATTTAAAACAATTGAACTAGAGAGTGATGATTCGTGGGATTGTCAAATAACAACAGATTTAGGTGCAGGAACTATAGACCAATCATATTTTGAGCAAAAAGAAGGTGCTTGGTTTTCTTTTATTAGAAGAATAACAGGTAGTCAAGACTTTTCTTTAAGGTCAACACAGGGTATAGGTACTTTTCTTTTAGCTACAGGAGTATCTCCTGATCCAATAACATTAGATTTTAGTGTGTCTATAAGTAATATAATTAACTACGGAGATGAAGTTTTTTATAGTGATGGAACTACTACTGATAAAATAGGTTCAATAACATCTATAGGAGAAGGTAGAAAGTCTATTACGATTGATAGCTCTCTTTTTACACCTATAGGTTCAAGTGTTCCAGCAGGAGCATATATATTCACTTCAAAAAACAGTATAGCAGAATCTTACGGAGCAACAGGATACTATATGGAATTTAAATTAACCAATGACAGTCAGGATGCAGTTGAATTATTTACTGTTGACTCTGATGTCTTTCAAAGTTATCCATAGATTTTGTATCTTTGCGTTAATGAAATTTAATATAAGAAAATTAAACGATTCGGATTACGAATTGATTTTACGAAAATGGTGGAAAGATTGGAGATGGACACCACCTCTAAAAGATTTTTTACCAGAGGATGGTGAAGGAGGATTTATTGTTTATGACAAAGACACTCCTGTATGTGCAGGTTATATCTATATAACTAATTCGTCAGTAGGTTGGTGTGATTGGATTATATCTAACTTTGAATATAAACATAAGCAAAATAGAAAAAAGGCTATAATAGAGCTTGTAAGGGTATTAACAGAGTCATTAAAGCTATCAGGATGTAAATATTCATACGCTTTAATAAAATCTGAATCATTAATAAAACATTACGAAAGTAATGGTTATATACAAGGAGATAGTTATAATAAAGAAATGATAAAAAAATTATAGTATGGCAGGATTTACAACAATAGCAATGGCAACAGTAGCAGTGGGTTCATCTGTATTTAAAGGAGTACAAGCTTCGAATGCCGCAAGTGCAGCTTCTCGTAAATCAGGACAGTTAGCTTTAGAACAACAAAAACTAGAAAGAGAATCAGTTGCTAGGTTGGAAGCTAATTATTATGATGCTGTGAGAGCTACCACTGATATATATGATAAGCAACTACAACTTTCTAATGTTCAGGGTAGTCAGATTTTAGAAGCAGCTCAAGAGGGAGACCAACGAGGTGTTGCAGCAACGGCAGGTAAAGTAAAATTAGCTCAAGATATAGCTTCAGGTCAAGTTGCAGATAAAATGGCTCAGCAAAAACTAGATATAGATTTAAAGCGTGCTGAAGCTTCAGAGAAAGATGCTTCAGAAATAGCAGCTATGTTTGATGATAGAGCAGCAGCAGCAGGATTACAATCTATGGCATTAGCTCAGCAAGCAGAAGATTTAAAAGGAGAAGCAACAGGTGCGTTTATGGATGCAGGGGTAGCGGCTTTATCAGCAGGAGTAACAGCTTTTGGAGGTGGTAAAGCAAAAAAAGACCTTATTAATGATTATGTAGACAAAGGGTATAGTTTAGAAGATGCTAATAGAGCTGTTGATGAACTAGGTTTTACTAAAGGAAAACAATATAGACAATTTAATAGGTATTTAATAGATCCACCAAGCAGTTCTATGACAGGTGGAGCTAGTGTTAGTGCTTATGAAGAAAATTTTAATGCTTTACAAGGTGTAAATGCGTTTAACAATAAAAACCCTGAAGTGGCTGTTGATGATAGTGTACAAGCTGCGATAAATGCTGCTGCAGAAAAAATGTTAAAAGAAAAAGAAGGTTCAAATCCCATTTTAAATGGTCCGTTTGGAAATGGCTTTACGAATATATTCGAATCGTTTGGATTAATAGGAAAACAGAATAGTTAAATGGGAAATAAATTAGAGTCAATAAAATATGCATTAGGTCAAGGCCTTACAGGTGTAGCAAAGCCAACAAAAACTTTAGAGGCTGTTGATAATTTTGTAGAGGATGTAGAAGCTTGGAAAAAAAACATAGACGATCAACGTCTTAAGTTAAAAACTGATACTGCAACAAAAGTAAGAGAAGCTGAAAAAGAAGCTTATGCTAATTTACCTAATACTAAGACAGAAAGAGACCTTGTAATACAAGGTCTAGCTAATTATAAGGATATGCTTTATAATAATATGTCTATGGTTCAGAATGGTGTTTTAAAACCAGAAGATAATCTTATATTTCAGGAAAACGGAAAACAATCATTTGAAATAGCTGCTGATTTAATAAATAATTATAGCACTAGAAAAGAACAAGCCATGAAAGAGGCTAGTGGATATTATGATGATGAAGGAAATTTTGTAGAACCTACAGCAGGAGATTATCAAGCGGCTCTTCAACGAATAAATGACGAGTTTATGATTCCAGGGGGACAGGAATTTAAATTTATGAGCAATGGAATGGGTAATATTACTATGTTCAAAACTAAAATTGATGAAGAAACAAAAACAAAAGTTTTAGATTTAGATGCTGACGGAAATCCAATTCCAATAGACGGTCAGTCTAACATTCCTATGTTAGCTTTTATGGACGAAAGAAATACTAAAGCCCCTATGTTTGTTCTTGCTAATGAGGTTACTAAGTTAACAAGAGGTAAAGATAGTCTTATGGGTGCTGCTTATGAGGAGTTTATTGAGGTTAAAGGCCTACTAGGCAGTGTTAAGGATAATATGAGTCAAAGCCCAGGGTTTCAGGAGACAGTAAAACAGGCAACAAGTTCTCTTACTAATACTGTTCCTAAAGTTGTTAGTATGTTAGCAGACAACGGACCTGATGCACAACAAACAACAACATTGACTCCTTCAGAATGGGATGCTTTATCTGATGCACAGAAAAACGAAACTATATCTTTTGAATATACTGCTTTGGATGGTTCAACTAAAAAAGGAGTTAAAAGTAAATATCTACAAGTTAAGCTTGCTACTAATAATTCGTTTGTCGCTGTACTAAGTGAACGAGATCAATTAGCAGCAGAACAAATAGCACAGACAGCTCTTATATCTTCATTAGAGCAAACCATAGACCCAGGAGTAAAGGTTGGTGATTTCGCTCCACAGAGAGATAATGCCTCAGATATTGCGCAAAAAGAATTAAAGAAGGAAAAGGTAGGTCGAGTTGAATTTAGTAAAAGACTAGCTCTAGGTGGTGAAGAAGCAGATAAAGCGCTAGAAGAAATGAATCAAAGTGGATTGTATACTCTTGAAAAAGGATATAATCAAATTTTAAGTAAGTCAGCCGTTCAGGAAATAACTATAGATGGTGATACAAGAATGGCAGAAGTATATAGAGTTCAAACTCCCAGTGGTCCTAGAGACACTTATGTTTATCACACAACAAAAGATGGAGAAAATATACCTTTAAGAGAACGAACTAGACAGACTCTAGCAATAATGATGACAAATCCTACAGAAACAAAAGATTTGTTTGACACTTACATAAGTGAAGGTAATAAATTTGAAGAAAACTACAAAGTAGAAAATTTTAGGAAAAGAGATAAAGTTAGTTCTGTTAATATTCGATTAAGTTTAGATACTACAACAGGTGGAACAGGAAACAATAAATCAACTTTAGGAGATGATATTGCTATAATTGCAGATGCAGCCGATAGGGCAAGTTTTGGTGGTTCAGATAATGCAGTTTTGGCTTCAGGTCTACAAAGCTCACTTCAACAAGCTTTATTAAATAGTGGTCAAAACATGCAGTCTGCTCCAAAAGTAACAAACGATGGAACTACTATTAAAATTACAGCCGTAAATTCTGATGGTAAAAACATTACTGTTTCTGGTACAGTTGATGATAGTCCAGGTATAGACGCAAGTACAATTGAAACTCAGGCAAAAGCTTTAGTTACAGAGTTTTTATCTAATATAAATTCAGACCAAAACTACTCATCAAGAAAAGGTAAGTATGATGATTAAAAATAAAATAAATGGAAGAATTATACAATAAGCTTTTTGAAGCAGGTGAGTACACTAAATCATTTGATGAGTTTGTACAGCAATATGGAGATTCTGAGAAATCAAAAAAGCTTTTTGATGGATTAAGTGAGGCAGGAGACTACACAAAATCTTTTGAGGAATTCAAATCTCAATATGGATTCGCTGAAAAAAAAAATCAAGTCGGTACTCCTTCCACTTCAGAAGAGGGCGTTACGGAATCCACTACAGAAATGGAAGCAAGTCCTTCGTCTTTGGACTCTTCTTCAACAACAACAAGCTTTGAAATACCTCCTGTAGAACAAGAAGAGGAGGTTGAGATTTCAATACCTGACGCACCATCAAGAAAAGGAACTTTACAAAATGAAGATGGCAGCGTTTCTACTCACAAAATGAGAACAGAAACCGATGGTCAAGGCAATTGGTTTTCATTCCCTACAGTATTTCAAAACGAAGATGGTTCTTTTGTGGACATGTCTGAGCAAGCAGAACAAGATTGGAATTCTGTTTATGAAGAAGCACAGAGAAGAGGCGAGGTTGTAAACTTTGGCTCAGACGAAAAGTCAGCTATAGAATATGGAAAAGGCTCTTGGAAAAATAAATTTGACGCAAGAAATAATACTGAATTATTAGATTCTGTAGGCTTCAAACCTTCTGATTTTGAGATAGTATATACACAAGTAGAAGGTGTTCCTAAGCCAGATCCTACATATACTTTTATTGAAGATGGAAAAGAGGTTAGAAAAAAAGCTTCAGAAATAGATTCTAAAGTTTTAGATGCTATTAAAATTTACGAAAAAGCAAATAAAAAAATAGATCCTGAAAACTATTTAGATGTAGAGCTTAATGATGATGACTATGATAACATAGATAATGTAGGTATAGATGTTTTAATAAATAACAATATAAGCAACGAAGAGTTTTTAAAATGGGAAAAGAAAAATACTAGGCAAGAAAATTCTGCATATAAGTTTTTTAAAACCTTATTAGCTAGTGATGAAGGCGATGAATATGAGAAAGAAAAAAGAGCTTTTGAAAAAATACAATCCTTTAAAGCTTATAAATTAAATAGAGTTACAGCCCAATTGTCTAAAGTTCAAGCTGCAATAAAACTCACTACCAATCCTGAAGAAATAAAAGAATTAAAAAAACAAGAGAAACAGCTAACAGGTGATTTCTATAAAGGGCTAAACGGTATTCAAGAAACAATTAAGTCTTTTCCTAAATACAAACAGTATTCCGAAGATGAAGACTTAAGAAGACGAAAAGAATTCTATAATTCTGTAAGACAAGGAGGAGTAGAAGAGTTCAGTGAAGGCACTCAGGAGTTAGTAAAAACAGGTACGATGGCTGTTGTAGATTTTGCAACTGGATTTTTCTCAGCTATACCTGGTATAATTGACCAAAGATTATCTGCCGCAGGATATGATGAAAAAGGATTACTAGCAGGATTGTCTGAAATGTTTGCAGACAGTGCTAAACATCTAGAAACAGAAATAGGTCAAGTAAAAAGAAGTGGATTTATAGAAGGAAAACCTGTTACTTATAGAGGTGAAAAATATATTGTAGACACCAATGGTACTGTATTTGATTCTCATAATATCCGAATGGATGGTATTATAAGTAAAGAGGATATAAGAAGTATTCAAGAAAGATCTAAAACAGTTCCAAATACAGAAATTAATTTTACAGGAGGTACTGTTGTTCAGGGTCTTACAAGTACTCTTATGAATTTATACGGATTGATTAGAACAGGGGGAAAAGTAAATAAATCCATGGGGCTTGAAAAATATATGAAAGCAGGTACTGCAGGTAAACTAGGTATGGGTATTTCTTCATTTGCTAGCTCTGTAACAGGGAATGTCGATGATATAAGGTCTCAGCTTATGGCTAGTGGAATGTCAGAAAAAGAAGCTATGGGTATTGCTGTAAATGCAGGTCAGGCTATAGCTACTTTGGATGGAATATTTTCAGGTTTAGCAGGTAGTAACCAAAAGCTTTTAACAGGATTCCAAGGTATTAAAGAACAAATAAAAAATTTAGCTTTAAAAAAAGGTAGCAGTAAATTTACTAGACAGCAATTTTTAGACAAAGGAAAAGATTTACTTAAGGAAAACGCAAAAGAGCTAGGAATAGAAGAGCTTCCTGTTTTATTTTCAGAGAGAGGTATAAACTACTTAGTAAACGAAACAATAGGAAAACAAGTTCTTAATCAAAAAGTTACTTTAGCAGATGGTATTGAAACAGCTGTAATGACTATAGGAGCAACATCTACATTAGGTTCTAAGAAACTTTTAAGTGGAAACAAAAGAGCTGACTTAGTACGAGTATTAGCAAATGATGTAGAGAATCTTCAGGAGACTTTAGATGTGTTAGTAAAAGAAGGTTCTTTAAGTAAGAAAGAAGCTATGAATGCATATACAGAAATATATAATATGCAAACTGCTGTAAATAAAACAAAAGGAACTATTTTAGTTTCTACAAACATGGAGGAAGCTTCAGACTTACTTACTCAAAGACAAAATCTAATAAGTCAAAAAGAAGGGCTAGAAGGTCCAGGTAAAAGAGATATTGATTCTAGAATAGCTGATGTAGATGCACAACTAGATGCTCTTTACGAAAAAGATAAAATAGAAGCTAAAGCAATTATAAAAAGCGAGCAGGAAGGAGAAGTTGAAGTTACAGTTACAGATAAAGAAGTTTTAGAAGCTTTAAAAGCTGATGGAATTGAGTCTCCTACTGAACAACAGAAAATAAAAAAATCAGATGAACTTATAAAAATAAAACAAGATGCCATTTCAAAGCCAAGCACAGAGAAGCAAGTGTTACAAGATGATGCAGGAAGCGAAAAAGAGGGGGGAGACTCCCAAGTGGAACTGCGACAAGTGGGAGAAGGAGACGTTGAGTCAGACACTACCCAAACGAAAGAAGAAGAAAGTGAAACGC